CCGCGAGATCGCCGACAAACTGGCCGAGTCCGGCGAGATAACCCCGCTCGAATACATGCTCGGTGTCATGCGTGAAACTCCCGAGAAGATCAAGGCCCAGTACGACAAGGGTGAGATCGACGCGGTAGAGTACGCGGTCAAGATGACCGAGCTGATCAAACGCCGTGACAACGCTGCAGAGAAGGCCGCACCATTCATCCATCCGAGACTGGCCAGCATCGAGGCGAAGGTCGAGGACTCTGGTCACGAGAAGTGGCTGGCGCTGATGGAAGGACTGGCGGAGGCTTCATGAGTTTCCAAATACCACCAGATCATCGCGCTATTCTCCCCGATGGGGTTAAAATGCTCCAAGTAGATCAGGCCATTGACACGGACGAAACGGTTTTAAGTATGCGCCTGACTGATCCTTTTTGTTTCCCGCTGGCATCAAAAGACGACATCAAGAAAGGCGACAGATTCAGCCTGGAGCGCGAGCACTGGGAGATCTATTATGTTGCGCTAGATGGTCTTAACTTCGCGGCCAGGCGTTATGAACCAACCCGCCCAAGAAATTGACCCAGTAGCTGAAGAGAAGGAACTCAAGCTAAGACTTCGCTTCAAGGACGACTTCAAGTTCTACTCGAGCCAGTCGCTATTCATCCGCCCGAAAGCTGGCTCACTAATCCCCTTCAAGCTGAACAAGGCCCAGGAGTATCTTCACGGCCTGGCAGAGCAGCAGCTCAAGGACAAGGGCCGGATCCGCATCCTGGTCCTGAAGGGCAGGCAGCAGGGCATATCAACCTACATCGAGGGCAGGTTTTATTGGAAGACCAGTCACCGCAAAGGTGTTCGAGCATTCATACTGACGCATGAAGACAAGGCCACCGGCAACCTGTTCGAGATGGCGCAGCGCTATCATGATCATTGTCTACCTAAACTCAAACCCAGCACCAAGGCCCAGAGCGCCAAGGAACTGAGCTTCGATCGCCTGGATAGTGGTTACGCGGTCGGTACTGCAGGCACCAAGGCGGTCGGCCGATCCGGCACGGTTCAATACTTCCACGGATCCGAGGTCGCATTCTGGCCGCACGCTGACACGCACAGCACTGGTGTCATGCAATCAATTCCCCTGGTCAACGATACCGAGGTCTTCCTGGAGTCAACTGCTAACGGCATGGGCAACTACTTTCACGCGCAGTGGCAGCTCGCAGAGCGGGGCGAGTCCGAGTACATCGCGGTCTTCCTGCCCTGGTACTGGCAAGACGAGTACACGCTACCGCTCGATGACGAGTTCGAGCTGACGCAAGAAGAGTTCGAACTGCTAGGCATGTTCAAGGATGACGGCCTGACAGCCGAGCACCTGAACTGGCGCCGGATGAAAACACGGGAGTTCACCAGCAAGGGTGACGATGGCGAGTGGAAGTTCAAGCAGGAGTACCCATTCACCGCAGCCGAAGCCTTCCAGACATCCGGCGAAGAGTCGCTGATCGATCCCAAGGTTGTCCTGCCGGCGAGGAAGCGCGAACTCAAGATGACTGGTGCGCACGTTGTTGGTGTCGATCCCGCCAGGTTCGGCAATGACCGCACGGCAATCATTCACCGCAACGGCCGCAAAATGTATGGCATGAAGGCATACCGCAAGAAGAGCACAATGGAAGTGGCGGGGATCTGCACGCGCATACTGCAGGATCCAGCAACCGGAGTGCCCAGTGATGTTGACATGATGTTCATCGATACGATCGGCATCGGCGCCGGAGTCTATGATCGCCTGGTTGAGTTGGGCTTCGAGGAAGAAGGCCGGATCTGCGCGGTCGAGAGTAGTCGCCGAGCGCTCGAAGAGGATCGCTTTGCCAACAAGCGAGCCGAGATGGGCGTGCTGATGAAGGAATGGTTCGAGCAACCTGGTGGCGTTGACATCCCTGACGATGACGTATTGCAGACCGATCTATGCGTGGTTCAGTACAGTTACGACAGCTCCGGCCGGTGGTTGCTGGAGAAGAAAGAGCACATCCGAGACCGCGGCATGGAATCACCAGACTTCTTTGATGCGCCTGCGATGACCTTCGCCGAGCCGGTGGCTCCGCCCAACCTGAAAAAGCGCAAGGCCCAGGCGGCGATTGAAAGGATTGATTATGGTGTGTAAAATACCTCGATAGCTCAACAGGTAGAGCAATGACTTCTAAAATCAATGGTTACGGGTTCGAGTCCCGTTCGAGGTTCCAAATGTTGTAGGCTATCCGCGGTCCTCCAATTATTGTCAACAAAACAACCGAGTTATATTGACAATCAATTTGGAGATCACCATGAAACGCAATCCATACCTTCGGGTAAAACTTAAATCACTGGCCGACGAAGCCAGGACCATTCGTCAGGAAGAGACAAAAGCCTATGACCAGGGCGACTACTCAACAGGCAACAGCCTGCACCTTCACCGAGTCGGCAAGGTACGCCGAGAAGCAAGAGCAACACTGCTCGCATACCAGTATCTGCGAGGCATTCCTTACAATGTTTGCGAGACGCCGAACCCAAACAAACACAATCCGATTGACTGGAAGTCAGTCACAAGGATGGTGCGGGACTATGGTGGGGCGCAGATCGAATTTAGTGAGGAAGCGTGGGTAAACGGTGAAACACTGAAGGCGGCCTAAAACCGAGTATCAGTATTGCCCCGTTCGCGGGGCTTTTTTATGCCCGCAAGGTGCGGTATGATTCGGCAAACACCACCAGGGCACCCTAATGGTTGAATCGACCGCTGCGAAGCAGACGAAAGAAGATCTCTACCCGCTCACTGGGTCCGAGCAAAACACCGAAGCCAAGAACTACGAGCAAGGTCTCAATGACATCGACCAGGAAGAACGGTTCGAAGAGCAAATGCAGATCTTCGGCCAGGGACTGCAGAATAATTTTGATAAACAGGTTAGCCTGAAAGAAGAGATCGAGCAGCGCTGGCTCGATGACCTTCGGCACTATCATGGCGTTTACGATCGAAGGACCGAACAGGAACTCGCCAACAAAAAGAACAACTCCAAGATCTTCGTCAACCTCACCAGGGCAAAGAGCAACACGGCCGAGAGCAAATGGTCTGACCTGGTGCTCCCGACCGACGATCGCAACTGGGGCATCAAGCCCACACCAGTACCCACACTAGCCAACGCACTCACTGACGAAACCCCGATTACCATGGTGGATGGTTCCCAGGCGGTAGACCCTGAGACCAATGAACCACACAAGGTCAAGGATCTCGCCGAAGAAACCATGAAGAAGGCCGAGACGGCTGGCAAGATGATGGAGATGGAGATCGACGATCAGCTTGTCGAGGCTGGCTACAACGCAACCTGTCGCGATGTCATTCATGACGCGGTAGTGATGGGCACCGGTATTATCAAAGGCCCGATGATCGAGCGCCGAGCCAACAAAGCCTGGATCCAGGACCAGTCCGGCAACTGGGTAATGGATGTGCGCGAGGAAGTGAAGCCCAGCGCCGAGCGTGTCGATCCCTGGAACTTCTTCCCTGATATGTCCGCGGTCAAGTTCGAGGATTCGGAGTTCATCTTCGAGCGCCACTTGTTGACCAAGAAAGGACTGCGCAAGCTGGCCAAGCAGCCAGGCTTTATGCCGAGACAGATCAACAGGGTGCTGCAGAACGCACCGAACGCCAGATCCGCCAAGCTAAACTACCTCAACGAGCTGCGCGAGATCAGCGGTATTACCTCAATCCAGCAGGACAATCGTTACGAAGTGCTCGAGTACCATGGCCCGATCGAGAAGGGCGACCTGATCGCTTGCGGCTGCAAGGGCATCGACATGGAAGACGAGCTTGAAGAGCACGATGGCATCGTTTGGGTTTGCATGGGTATCGTGATCAAGGTTGGCCTGAACCACATGGACAGCGACGATCTCCCCTATAACGTCCTGAACTGGGAGAAAGACGACACCACCACGTTTGGCTTCGGTATTCCCTACCGGATGAGGGCGCCACAAAAGGTGATGAACGCAAGCTGGCGTATGGTCCTGGATAACGCCGGACTGTCTACCGGCCCGCAAATCCTGATCAACAAGAGCCTGGTCGAGCCTGCCGATGGTGTCTGGGAGCTGTCACCCAGGAAGATCTGGTGGATGCAGAGCAAGGATCCGAAGTTCCGCGCCGATTATGCGATGCAGACTTTCAATATCGACTCGAAGCAGCAGGAACTGACCAATATCTTCGAGATCGCACATCGCCTGGCGGATGAAGAGACCAGCGTCCCACAAATGTCCATGGGCACCATGCAGGGCGATGCCCAGCAGCCCGCCATGCTGAAGACGCTCGGCGGCACAGCGCTATGGATGTCGAGCAACAACATCATGATGCGTAAGGCGGTGAAGAACTTCGACGATGATATTACTGTTCCCTTCCTGACCCGATTCTATGACTGGAACATGCAGTTCAACGAGAAGCCCGAGATCAAGGGCGATTTCAATGTCGATGCCCGCGGTACATCCGTGCTGCTGGTGCGCGAGATGCAGGCCAGGAATATAATGGAGTTCGTGAACGCTGCCCTGGTGATGCCTGGTGGACCCGAGGAACTGGAGACCAGGGGCGTGCTGAAGAACATGGCCAAGGGTATGCAGATCTCGGTTGATGACGTAATGCGCAGCGACGACGAGCATGAGGTCGCACTCGAAGAGGCGAAGACCAACCCGCCGGTTGACCCCGAGACGCAGAAGCTGCAACTCCAGCAGCAGATGGCATCCGAGAAGTTGCAGTTCGAGCGCGAGAAGCACATGACCGATATCCAGCGCGACATGGCGATTGCCGAGAAACTCGGTGAGCAGCTTAACGCGTTCTAGTGCCGGCATGACCTCAATGACAGTGCCTTGAAAACCCTGGAAGGCGCCATGCGCGATTTCCACTTCATCACCCTCGCTGACAGTCGGCTCCAGAGTCATGATGTCATCATCACCTTCATTGAGCTCCTGCATCTGTTGGGTCAGATCTGCAATGAATGAGCTGGGAATTTCAGGCATGTAATCGCCAAACTTGAGGATGGTCATGACCCCGTGGGTATGGACGATGTTGCGCTCATTTTGCTCTCGGGAAAAGAAGCCAAAAATATAACCAGGAAACATGGCTTCCACCCACCAAACTTTGCCGCGCCTGGTTG